CAGAAGATTGCCCTAATGACGATAAACAAAAAGAACCGCCTCTTGGTTGGCACACTGATATAGTGAGACCAAAGAGGCCTAAACTAAATATTTTTAAACTATGAAAAAGTTTTTTAGAGAGTTAATATCAGACGACAATCAAATTAACGAGCAGGCCTTTGTTGGTGTCATCTCGTTTTTCGCTATGGTATTTGTGTTGCTTACAGATGTAGTAACAGGAATCATTGGTAACGAACTAGTAATCAAAGAATTTATCTTTGATGGATTTATGTTACTAACTTTGGGGGCGTTTGGCATCACAACTGCCGGGCGTATTATGAAACTTAAAAATAAAGATAAAGATGCAACTGAGTAAAAACCTATCACTCGCAGAAGTAACACGTAGTGAAACTGCAAAACGTCGTGGCATTTCAAATATGCCTACACCTGAACACCTTGAGAACTTCAAGAAATTGGCTGAGAATGTCTTTCAACCAATCCGTGAACACTTCGGTAAGCCAATCCATATAAGCTCGGGATATCGCTCCGCTGCGCTCAACAAGGCTGTTGGTGGTTCGTCATCCTCACAGCACTGCACTGGAGAGGCGATTGATATTGATATGGATGGCACTGATATCACCAATGCTCAAATCTTCCACTTCATCAAAGACAATTTGAACTTCGACCAAATGATTTGGGAGTTTGGAACTGATACCAATCCTGATTGGGTACACGTATCTTATGAGTCTACAGGCAAGCAGCGCAAGCAAATATTAGTTGCTAAGCGAGTAGGTGGTAAGACAGTATATGTCCCTTACAAATGAGAAACAAACTAGCCGGAACTAAAAAGGGTAAGTCTGATAGCGCAAAGTACTATCAGGAGAATCCTGAAGCTCGTAAGAAAAAGATTGCTTACGATACTAAGTACCATTCTACTGAAAGTAGAAAGGAATATCGTTCTGAGTTACAAAAAATAAATAGAGAGAAGGGAACTCATGGCAACGGAGACGGAAAAGACGTTGCCCATAAGTCCAAGACACGCACTCGTATGCAGTCACAGTCTAAAAACCGCGCTGATAAAAAGCGCTCATTTTTCAAGTAATGAAACATTTTGCGCTCATAATTATTTCTTTGCACTTGCTTTTATCGTGCTCTGTAAACTATCACCTCAATAAGGCCACTAAGAAAGGCTATCGTTGCGATGAGGTGGCTGATACAATTAAAATTACATCAGTAGATTCTGTACCTGTAATTATTCACGACTCAATCGTTTGGGAGAAGTTTTTTGTCACAAAGGACACCATCATCAAGTATAAAACGTCTTATGTTCCTAAAACACGTTGGCAGACAAGAATTGAGTATAAGTTAAAGCGCGACACCATCCGTCAAATTCAAAAGATTGAGGTAGCTAAGCATAAATCACAAAAGAAAGGTAACGGGAATCTTTGGCTATTAATAATTGGCTTTGTAATTGGAATGGTCACTCATTACTTATTTAAGTTTACTAAGGCTAATGTATGAGTAAATTCCGTCCAAGGATTACGCGTGAGGAGTTCGAGATAGTTTCTCAGTATAGGGCAATTAAAAATGAGGCAAACGAATTAGGTCTCGATGATGCCGATGTAAAGCACGGTTGGATAAAATCCAAGACGGCATCACTGTTCTTTAAGAACCCTAACTTCAAGTCGAAGGAAGAGGAGAATTACGAGCGGATTCGTGAGTCTATCTTAAAGGATATTGATGCACATACTCCAAAGTATGAGATATTAAAGAGAGAGCGCCTAGAGGAATCTCATCTATTGGTCATAGACCCCGCTGACGTGCACATAGGAAAGCTCTGCGATGCTTTTGAAACAGGTGAGACGTACAACAATCAGATAGCTGTTCAACGTGTCTTAGAGGGAGTTCAAGGCATTTTAGATAAATCCAAAGGATTCAACATCGACAAGATACTTTTTATCGGTGGTAACGACATCCTTCACATTGATACACCGAGACGAACCACTACAGCAGGTACTCCTCAGGATACCGATGGGATGTGGTACTCGAATTTTTTAATAGCAAAACAATTATATGTTGAGATTCTTGAAAGGCTGCTTGCTGTGGCTGACGTTCATTTTACTTTTAATCCCTCAAACCACGATTATGTTCATGGCTTCTTCCTTGCTGACGTTATTAGAACGTGGTTTAAAGACTGCAAACAGATTACTTTTGACTGCTCAATTTCGCATAGGAAGGCTTTTAGATATGGACTAAACTTAGTTGGTACTACGCACGGAGATGGGGCTAAGAACCAAGACCTCCCGTTGTTAATGGCTACGGAGTTTCCTATGGATTGGAGCTTGACTAAGCACCGTTACGTGTACACGCATCACGTGCATCATAAGTTCTCAAAGGACTACATAGGGGTAACCGTTGAGTCATTGCGCTCTCCATCGGGAGCTGACTCATGGCACCATGTCAAAGGTTTTCAACACGCCCCCAAGGCGATTGAAGGATTTTTGCATCATAAGATTAATGGGCAAGTCGCACGTTTATCCCATATATTCTGATTTTCATTATCTTTGTGATATAAATTTAATAAAATGAAAGTAGAAAAATTTTTAAAGACAGAAGAATTAGAGACGTTGCAGAAGATGCAGTCGGATTTTAACAAGGCAAAGATTGCTTTAGGAGATTTAGAGTTGGAGAAGCATGAGCTTCTTAAACGAATGGATTTCTTGAGAGCTCAATTTAGTGAACAAGAAAAGTCACTCATTGCTATTTACGGACAGGATGCTGTCATTAATATGCAGACGGGTGAGGTAACCAAAAAAGAAAAATAAAACAAATGGGAAAGATTAGTACATACGCAGTTGATTCAAATCCTTCATTATCAGACAAGCTTATTGGTACTGAGGTGGGGAACCTAGATGCTACAAAGAACTATACTATATCGTCTATTCTTTCCCTTGGAACGTCATCAGGATTATTTGTTCCATATACAGGAGCTACAGGACCTGTCACCCTAGGGGTGCATGGCATTACTGCTAATTCTTTTACTAAAGCGGGTGGTACATCTGCTCAGTTCTTGAAGGCTGATGGTTCGGTTGATTCTACGTCATATGCTACAGCTGCATCAGTTACTGCATTAGCACCTAAATATGGTAGCTTCTATGATACAGCTTTGCAGACTGCTTTAGTGGCTAACACTGCTTATCCTATAAAGTTAAACTCTACAGATAACACCGCTACAAGTGGATTTTCAATTCTTAATGATGGCCTTGGAAACCCAACCATTATTAAGGCTGCAAGCGCAGGCGTATACAATATTGCGTTCTCTGCACAGCTTCAAAGAACAACAGGTGGTTCATCTGAGACTATTAACATTTGGCTTAAGAGAAATGGTTCTAATTTAGCTTGGACAAATACTTCTGTAAACGTACAAGCAAATGCAGGATTTTTAGTTGCAGCTTGGAACTTCTTTGTTCAGTTGGATGCAGGAGCCGAAGCTCAACTAATGTGGTCTACTACTTCAACGGCTATTCAAATTGTTACCGCAGCAGCCACAGGTGTTCATCCTGAGACACCATCTGTAATCTTAACAGTAAATAAAGTCGGTTAATGGACATTAGAAAAATATCTATCGGTCCTGACTACAAAGGTAGCGCTATGCACTACATCTGTGGTCAAGAGATATTGGGTGGGTCAAATACGATTCATCTAATCCGATACGATATTGACAAATCTTCAATCAAGATTTACATCATAAATAAAAAAGAGGAGGTTGTGTTGTGGAAAGAGTTCACGCACACCATGCCAATTGCAATCGAATATAATATAAATTATTAATGAAATCCCCATTCTACTTCATAGTAAAACCTATGGAGGGGAAGAGATACAGCAATACCGGGGACTTTGGAGGAGTTGAGTTAATAGTTAGCACTTCAGAAGAAGACTTCAAATTCTCGAACAGGTACGCTGAGGTTATTGAAACCCCTATAGGATACACCGGTCCAATTGAGCCGGGTGATACACTAATCGTTCATCATAACGTATTTAAGTTCTACAACGACGTTCAGGGCCGTAGAAAAAGCGGAATGAGCTTTTTTAAAGACGACTTGTTCTTTGTTGATTTTGACCAATTCTATATGTACAAAAAGGATGGTGATTGGACTGCCAATGGACGCTTCTGCTTTGTTGAGCCGGTTGACACCGTTGATTCGTTTATTTATAAGCCATTTAGCGAAGAGCCACTCATGGGTACAATGCGTTACCCAAGCGAGTACTTAAAATCTCAAGGTATTAATTCGGGTGATTTAATTTCCTTTGAACCTGACTCTGAGTATGAGTTCACTATCAACGATAAGAAGATGTATCGTATGCTTGAGCAAAACATAAAAATTCTGTTATGAGCAAGGTAAAAGAAATAAAGCTTAGAATCATCTCGGCAGGAGAACAGGCCGTTGAGCAGTTGATAAAGGTAGCTAAAGAGCAAATCATTAAGCCTGACCCCGAGGATGAGCTTTCAGCAGATAGATTAAAAAATGCAGCAGCCACCAAGAAACTCGCTATATTCGATGCATTTGAGATTCTAAATCGAATTGAGCTAGAGCGAGAGAACTTGGAGATACTAGATAAAGGCCCTAGTAAGGTAGATACTAAACAAGGATTCGCTGAACGTCGTGCAGGAGGGAAGTAGTTTATATAAGGTTGTCGAGAAGGCTATACCAAAGACTGCGTTCACTCGAAAGAATAACGACAGGTCTTGGACGTATGGTTATAACGAAGACTACGACGTGGTTGTTATATCAAAGACGGGTCGTATTGGAGAGATAGTAGACATACAAGGTCTAAGAGTTGCTCTTCCTGAGGTTCCTCAAAAGTGTCTTCAAAGACACTCTAAATCATCTGAGCAGTATTGGGAGAGAATGGATATGCCAAAGGAACTCACTCGTATTCAATCCATATTCCAATGGAATGATATGCCCGCAGAGTTCAAGAATAGGTGGGTGGATTACATTGAGCAGGAATTTGACTACCGTGAACAGGGGTGTTGGTTCATGAACAATGGAAAGCCTACCTATATAACGGGGTCACATTATATGTACCTACAGTGGTCTAAGATTGATATCGGATACCCCGACTACCGTGAAGCAAACCGCATATTCTTTATATTTTGGGAGGCCTGCATGGCTGACCCGCGCAGCTTTGGTATGATATACCTAAAGATACGTCGCTCGGGATTCTCATTTATGTCATCATCTGAGTGTGTCAATATCGCAACTCTAGCTAAGGATTCTCGTGTTGGTATGCTCTCAAAAACGGGAGCGGATGCCAAGAAGATGTTCACCGATAAGGTTGTGCCAATCAACAGTAACCTTCCTTTCTTTTTCAAGCCTGTCATGGATGGTATGGACAAGCCGAAGACTGAACTTGCTTACCGCGTTCCTGCAGCTAAGATTACAAAGAAGAATATGCATGACGTGGATGACAACGAGATTACGGGTCTAGACACGACAATTGACTGGAAAAATACCGAGGAGAACTCTTACGATGGTGAGAAGTTAAAGTTCTTGGCTCATGACGAATCAGCAAAATGGACTAAGCCAAACAACATCCTAAACAATTGGCGAGTAACCAAGACGTGTTTGCGTTTGGGTTCAAAGATTATTGGTAAGTGCATGATGGGTTCTACGTCCAATGCGCTAAGCAAGGGTGGTGAGAACTATAAAAAACTTTACGAGGACTCTAGGGTTACAACAAGAAATGCCAATGGACAGACCAAGTCAGGCCTTTACGCATTGTTTATTCCTATGGAGTGGAACATGGAGGGATTTATAGACATACATGGTATGCCTGTATTTAGAAAGCCATTTGATAAAATCAGAGGTGTAGATGGCAATTGGATTACAAACGGAGCTATCGATTATTGGGAGGCAGAGGTTGATTCACTTAAGGGTGACGCTGATGCGCTCAATGAGTTCTATCGTCAGTTCCCTCGTACTGAATCACACGCATTTAGGGATGAGAGTAAATCCTCATTATTCAACCTTACTAAGATATATCAGCAGATTGACTACAACGATGCACTAATATCAGAGCACTACTTAACACGTGGGTCTTTCCATTGGAGAGATGGTATTAAGGATAGCAAGGTTGTATTTTCTCCTGACAAAAATGGCAGGTTCTTGGTGTCGTGGGTTCCTCCTGCTCATTTGCAGAATAGGATAATAGAGAAGAACGGCCTTAGATACCCTGCCAATGAGCACATGGGGTGCTTTGGTTGTGACCCATATGACATATCTGCAGTTGTTGGCGGTAGGGGCTCCAACGGCTCACTGCATGGAATGACTAAGTTTCACATGGATGAGGGTCCTACAAATGAGTTCTTTTTGGAGTACATCGCTAGACCTCAAACAGCAGAGATATTCTTTGAAGAGGTTTTGATGGCCTGCGTATTTTACGGTATGCCAATTCTTATTGAGAACAACAAACCTCGTTTGCTTTACCACTTTAAGAACAGAGGCTACAGGCCGTACTCAATTAACAGACCCGACAAGCACTACTCTAAATTGACGCCAACAGAACGTGAGCTAGGTGGTATACCAAACTCCTCAGAGGATGTTAAGCAATCTCACGCATCTGCTATAGAGAGCTATATTGAGAAGTACGTTGGATTAGATTCAGCAGGTATATACAGGCAACCTGATGAGATGGGCTCAATGCCGTTCACTAGAACGCTTAGTGATTGGGCTAGGTTCGATATTAGCGATAGGACTAAATTTGATGCCTCTATTAGCTCAGGATTGGCTATTATGGCCAATCAGAAGCACTTATACATACCGGAGAAAAAAGAATCAAAAATATCTCTTAAATTTGCAAGATATAGTAATGATGGGAATATAAGTCAACTTATTAAATGAAAGAAGTAAAAGTAAACGTACCCTCAACTGCATTTCCGAGTCAATTTGTTTCTGACGCAGAAAAGAATACTGCAGAATTTGGCATCCAAATAGGGCAAGCTATCCAATACGAGTGGTTTCGTAAGGACGGTAATCAATGTAGATATTATAGCCAATGGAGAGACTTCCATCGTTTAAGGTTGTACGCCCGTGGAGAGCAGTCCGTTGCTAAATATAAAAATGAACTTTCAGTTGATGGTGACCTGTCATACTTAAACCTAGATTGGACTCCCGTCCCAATTCTACCTAAGTTTGTTGACATCGTTGTGAACGGTATGTCTGACCGTATGTTTAAGGTTAAGGCTTACGCACAGGATGCAATGTCTCAAGCAAAAAGAAGTAAGTTTCAAGATGTACTTGAAGGACAAATGATTGCAAAGACTCCATTGATGAAAATCAAGGATAAGTCCGGATTCGACCCATTTGTTATGAACCCCGAGGACCTTCCTGAAACTGATGAGGAACTATCATTGTATATGCAGCTTAACTATAAGCCTGCTATCGAGATTGCTGAAGAGGAAGCTATTAATACTATTCTTGAGGAAAACAAGTACATGGATTTACGCAAGAGACTTGACTATGACCTTACGGTTCTAGGCATCTCTGTTGCTAAGCATGAGTTTCTTCCCGGCTCAGGTATTCAAGTGTCATACGTAGACCCCGCAAACGTGGTCTATAGCTACACTGAAGACCCTTACTTTAAAGATTGTTTCTATTGGGGTGAAATTAAAACAGTTCCTATCACGGAGCTTTTAAAAATTGACCAATCATTAACTACTGATGATTTAGCTGAAATCTCAAAATACAGCCAAAGTTGGTACGACTACTACAACGTAGCTCAGTACTACCAAAATGACATCTTTTATCGTGACACTTGTACGTTGCTATACTTTAACTACAAAACCACTAAGAAGGTTGTTTACAAGAAAAAGTTCTTGGAGAACGGTGGTGTTCGCGTAATTGCAAAAGACGACACGTTCAATCCTCCTGCAGATATGATGGAAGAGGGTAAGTTCGAGAAGATTGAAAAGATAATTGATGTTTGGTACGAAGGCGTAATGGTCATGGGTACAAACATTCTACTTAAGTGGGAGATGTCTGAGAATATGGTGCGACCTAAGTCTTCATCTCAGCACGCTATACCAAACTACGTGGCTATTGCACCTCGTATGTATAAGGGTGTAATTGAGTCATTGGTTCGCCGAATGATTCCATTTGCAGACTTGATTCAAATCACACACTTAAAGATGCAGCAGGTTATTGCACGTACCGTTCCTGACGGTGTATTCATTGATGCTGATGGTCTTAATGAGGTTGACTTGGGTACAGGGGCCGCTTACAATCCCGAGGATGCGTTACGATTATACTTCCAAACGGGTAGTGTAATTGGTCGTAGCTACACACAAGATGGTGAGTTCAACAACGGACGAGTTCCTATCCAAGCTATTACAGGAAGTTCAGGTGCATCAAAACTACAGACGTTAATTGCAAACTATAACCACTACATGGATATGCTACGTTCGGTCACAGGACTTAACGAAGCACGTGATGGCTCTATGCCTGACCCGAGAGCTTTAGTTGGTGTACAGAAGCTTGCAGCGCTTAACTCAAATACAGCTACACGCCATATCTTAGAGGCTAGTTTATTTATGTTCCGTTCATTAGCTGAGGCAATGACATATCGTGTGGCTGACATTCTGCAATACGCAGACTTTAAGGAAGACTTTGCAAATAGAATTGGAAAGTACAACGTGTCAATCTTAAATGAGATTAAGGACTTGTACGTTTATGATTTTGGAATCTTTATTGAAATCTCACCTGATGAAGAAGAAAAGGCACAACTCGAGCAGAACATTCAAGTCGCGCTATCTAAAGGCGATATTAACCTTGAGGATGCGATTGATATCCGTGAGATTAAGAATATTAAATTGGCTAATCAGCTTCTTAAGGTTAAACGAGTTAAGAAGCAGGATAGAGAGGAGAGACTTCAAATGCAGCAGCAGGCTATGGTTGCTCAGCAAAACCTACAATCACAGCAAATGGCAGCTGAAACAGCTATGGCTAAAATTCAAGCAGAGACTCAAGCTAAGATGCAAATAAAGCAAGCTGAGGTAGCGTTTGAGATTGAGAAGATGAAGAACGAGGCCGTGCTCAAGCAGCAGCTTATGCAGACTGAGTTTGATATGCAGATGCAATTAAAGGGCATGGATACTCAGACACTAAAGCAGAGAGAGGACGAAAAGGAGAAGGCTAAGGATAAAAGAATCTCCATTCAAAATACTCAGCAATCAAAGTTAATTGAGCAACGAAAGAACAACTTACCTCCAATTGATTTTGAATCAAATGAGGATAGCTTGGATGGATTTGACTTAGCTGAGTTTGAGCCTAGATAGTATTGAAAAAATACTATTAAAAAAATGTATAATTTTGTAATGTAAATTTTAATCAAATGGAAATCAAAGTAAGAGATTTGGGAGCGACCGAATCAAAAAGCGTTCAAGAAGTTGAACAACAATTATTAGATGAACATCAACAACAACTAGAAGGAACTCAAGAGCCACCTGTAGAAGTTGTAGATGAACCAACACCAACACCTGCTCAGCCTGAAGAGGCTGAGTTGGATGATGATAAAGTTCTTTCA